TTATAAAAACTATGGAAGAGGCTATCAAGTCAGCGGTTGCAGTTAAACTTGTAACAGAATCAACTGCAGATGCCTTGGATGAAACAAATAATAGACAAAGTGGAAGAACACCAGGAGTAACACCAACGCCTACTCCATTATACCCAAATCCTGGTCAAGTATGTCCACCACCATATATAAATTCATTCGCACCTGCTGTTGGATATACAGGCACACAAATGGTTATAAATGGAAGAAATTTAGATACCGCAACAAAAGTATTCTTCAAAGAAGGAAATACGGAGTATCAAGTTGAGGAAAGATACGTGACTATAATAAACCCACAGACATTGAGAATAGTTGTACCAGTTATGGGACAAGGAACTACTGTAAAAAATACAACCGTGAAAGTACAAACATCTTATGGTTCATTTACAACCGTGGCACAATTCAAATACGACCCAGCTGCTCCTGTTGGCTCATCACCTGGCTCTGTAGTTAATGGTGCCTCAGGTGTGGGTTCAACTTCGAATGTTAATACTAACCCTACAACCCCAGCCTTGAAAGAAACACAAAGAACAACAGCAACTAATGGAACCACAGATTTACTCAAAGTGGAAGTTGCACAAAATGTGGGAGTATGGTCAATTAAACCAACACAAACATTGACTTATACATCATATAAGATTGAGGCAGGACCAAACAACACTATTGTTAGAAGTCAATTGGCACAAGGTACCCAAAGTTTGAATAATTTCTTGTCCAACAACAATCAGACCTTCTCAATAAATAAAACTCAAGTCGATGTTATATTCAAGGGGCTTATACCTGAACAATTCAGGTCAAACTCTGAAGTTGACTATCAAATACAAATTACAGGAATACCAGCTGATAGAACTGCAAACCCACAAGACCAAATGTTATCCTTTAATGGAAAAATGGTTTATGGAACAAGTGCAACACAAGGACCAACACCGCAAATACCAAACCCAAATCCACCACATCCTGCTAATTTAATTTTAGTTACCGAGACAAATGAAAACTTCTATCCTATTCAGAACGCATTTCAAGGAGGAGGACGTAACAACTACGCTATCAAAAAATCAACTGGAGGTTATTACGTTTATAGATTTGAACTTTCAAAAGAATTCACAATTTCAAGAAAGGATGAACCTGAATTATATAAAGTTCCAGAAATGGATAAACAAAGTATCAGAGTTGTAACAAGTCCTGATACAGGTTATCAAAATGAGATTATTTTCAATGGAAAGGGTGAATATCAACTATCAGTTACATATAAGGTTACCGAAAGACCTGATTCAACCTATACTGCAACATCAGGTAAATTATTTTTATAACTAACAGTATATTTATTAAGAAAGTATTTTTATGAATTTAAAATCAACGTTAGACAATTATCTTGGTAAATCAGTTAAATTTTCAGAAGAAGATTTAGGTGATGGTACTAAGCAAGTTTGTGATTTGGAAACAGGTGACTGCTATGTAGTGAGAGAAAGAGACGGTCTTATTGAGAGAGCTGGTCACATGCAAACAGCAAACAGAAAAGTAAGGGTTGAAACCGCGAGAGGTATAAAACAATTACTAAACGACTAATAACATGAGTTTGGACAAGAAAATTTTAAGCGAGATTGAACGTTATAATCAAATCAACAAGTATATAACAGAGCAAGCAGTTCCACCCCCACCGCCAGCAGATGCTGCGGCAGGAGCGGTTCCACCACCCCCACCAGCTCCAGGAGGAGCGGTACCATCCCCACCAGGAGGTGAGATACCAGGTGCAGTACCTCAACCTATTGATGTAGAAAACGACCCCGATGTTGAAAAAATCGACGACGAGGGTAAGTCTGAAGAAGAAGGTGGAGGAGAGTCAGGTAAAGAAGAGCTTGACGTAACAGAACTTGTTGACTCTCAAAAAAATATTGAGACAAAGCAAGAGGAGTATTTCAACAACTTATTTAGTCAACTTAATAATTTGGAATCTAAATTAAAAGATATGGATTCTTTAATGAACAAGTTGAACTCACTTGAAATGAAAATTGAGAAGTATAGAGAGAAGACTCCACAGGAGAAACTTGAACTCAGAACTTACGATTCATATCCTTTCAATCAAAAGTTATCTGACTTTTTTGAAGACAAGAAAGAAGATATGGAAAAGACAGGAAAAAATGATTATGTTTTAACTTCAGATGATGTAACAAATTTAAATGTTAACGACATCAAAAACTCTTTCCAACCAGGAAAGTTAGACAGTTACGACAACGAATTTAAAAGATAAAAAATAAAGGGACTTCAAAAGTCCCTTTTTAATTTGACTAATAGGGTAAACCCAATTATATTTAATAAACACTTAAAACTTTAAAAAATGAGTAATGTATTAGACGCCGTATTGGCACAGTATGAAAAAAATCAGATGGGCGGGGCCCAATCCAAAATGTCGCAAGACGAAAGAATGAAAAAGTATTTCGCTTTAATCCTTGGTGATAAAGAGAAATCAGGTCAGAGAAGAGTAAGAATTCTCCCAACACAAGATGGTTCCTCACCATTCAAAGAGGCTTGGTACCACGAAATCCAAGTAGGTGGTCAGTGGCAGAAATTCTACGACCCAGGAAAGAACGACAACGAGCGTTCACCACTTAATGAAGTTTACGAAGAATTGATGAGTACAGGTAAAGATTCCGACAAGGAACTTGCTAAACAGTACAAATCACGTAAGTTCTACATCGTGAAAGTTATTGACCGTGATAACGAGCAGGACGGACCAAAGTTCTGGCGTTTCAAACACAATTACAAGAACGAGGGTATCCTCGACAAAATTATTCCGATTTGGAGAAACAAAGGTGATATCACTGACGCTGAAAGTGGTCGTGACCTTATCATCGAACTTGCTAAGTCAAAGACTCCAAAAGGAAAAGAATATACAACTGTATCAGCAATCATGTATGATGACCCAGCTCCTGTGTCTGTAGAAAAAGACCAAGCTAAAGAGTGGGTTAACGATGAGTTGACTTGGTTGGATGTTTACAGTAAAAAACCCGTAGAATACCTTGAAGCGATTGCAAGAGGTGAAACACCAAAGTGGGATAACGACAAAGGTGGATATGTTTACGGTGACTCTACTGTATCGGAAGAATCATATGGTGGAAGTAAAAAATCATCTCCCGCGAAAATGGTTGACCCTCAAGCAGACGCTGACGTTGATGGTGATTTACCATTCTAATTAATAACAAACAAAGGGCGGTTAATAGCCGCCCTTAATTTATTTATATGGCAATCAAAAAGAACGATTTTACTAATTTAAAAAAGAAGTATTCTACTTCTGCAAAATATAAACCACAGAGGTTTTTGGATTTGGGTCCTGACTTCTTGGATGCGGTAGGTCTTCCTGGTCCTGCCATTGGACATATCAATATGTTCCTTGGACACTCTGATACAGGTAAGACAACTGCTGCAATTAAAGCTGCTGCGGACGCTCAGAAAAAAGAAATTCTACCTGTGTTTATTATTACAGAACAGAAATGGAGTTTTATCCATGCAAAACTAATGGGATTCCAATGTGAAGAGGTTGTAGATAAAGAAACGGGTGAGATGGATTGGGATGGATTTTTCCTATTCAATAACAATTTCAGTTATATAGAACAAATCACAGACTACATCAACGAACTTTTGGATGCACAAGAAAAGGGCGAGTTGAACTATAGTCTTTGTTTTATTTGGGATTCAGTTGGTTCTGTACCATGTAAGATGACCTTTGAAGGTAAAGGTGGTAAACAACACAACGCGTCTGTCCTATCAGATAAGATTGGTATGGGCATCAACCAAAGAATTTCAGGTTCAAGAAAATCAGATAACGAGTACGAAAATACACTTATCATTATCAACCAACCTTGGGTTGAACTTCCTGATAATCCATTTGGACAGCCAAAGATTAAAGCTAAAGGTGGTGAATCAGTATGGTTAAACTCATCATTGGTATTTTTATTTGGAAACCAAAAAGGTGCTGGTACAACAAAGATTACCGCAACCAAAGATAAGCGTTCTGTTAAGTTCGCAGTTAGAAGTAAGGTATCTGTTATGAAAAACCACATCAATGGACTTGGGTTTGATGATGGAAAGATTATTGTTACACCTCACGGGTTCTTGGCAGGAAAAGATTCTACTGAAGAAAAAGCTTCGATAGAAAAGTATAAGAAAGAATATGCCGATTATTGGAAAGATATAATCGGAGCTGAAGGTGATTTTACACTTACAGAAGAAAAAGAAGATTGATTGTTCACCCTTAAAGAAACTATGTGACGAAGACATTGTTGGTGGATGGGGATAACCTATTCAAAATTGGATTTCACGGGGTTAAAGACCTGTTCAGTGACGGTTCACACATCGGTGGAGTATATCACTTCATTAATACACTCAGACGATTTTTAGAGGAGCACAATCACGATAAGGTGGTTGTATTTTGGGATGGTGATTCCAACTCTTCAATACGCAAATCAATTTACCCACAGTACAAGGGCAACCGTCGTCAAGACATGAACGAGTACAAATATGAATCTTACTTGCAACAAAAGGCAAGAGTTAAGATGTATTTGGAAGAAGTCTTCGTTCGACAAGTAGAGATGGTCAACAACGAAGCTGATGACCTAATTGCTTACTATTGCCAAGTCGCAACAAACGAACAAATCATTATCTTCTCAGGGGACAAAGACCTCACCCAACTAATTTCCGAAAAGGTTACGATATTCTCTCCCGTTAGTAAGACTTATTACAAAAACGGGAGTAAAATAACAATCAATAAAGTGGACATACCCCACTACAATGTAACCTTAACAAAGGTTTTCACAGGTGATAAGTCTGATAATATTGACGGTATCGAGGGTTTGGGTGAAAAGACTTTGGTTAAACTTTTTCCTGTTATAACCGAAAAACTTTGTACAATTGAGGAATTGTTGGATTATGCCCACAAAAACTTTTCAAAAAAACCTCCAAAAGCAATCCAAAATATTTTGACTGGACGTACCAAAAATGGTATACTTGGAGAGGAGTTTTATGAAACAAATTCCAAAATTGTTGACCTAACTAGTCCTCTTATTACAAATGAAGGGAAACAATTAGTTGAACAGATTCATACCGATACAATTGACCCCACAGACAGAGGATACAAAAATTTGATGAGACTTATGATGGAGGACGGTCTCTTCAAATACTTACCAAAAAACGATGAGGCTTGGGTTAATTTCCTAAAGCCATTTATGAAATTGACTAGAAAAGAAAAAAGAAAATTATGATTGACTTAAGTTTAGCCTCTAAATTGAAGGCTCTTTATAAAACAAATTACCCTTTCCCGTACATTGTTATTGATAATTTTTTACCTGAATATCTTCTTAGAAGAACCAAAGAAGAAATTTTAAATCACGATGAATGGTATACGGATACTGTAGAGTTTACGAAAGAATTCGAACACAACAAATTATATTATCCTCAAGAAAAGACGGATATGAATGATTTCAAAGCAAAACTACCAATAACAAGTTTTGTTATGGATTACTTAAACTCTCCTGACTTTATAAAATTTTTGGAGGAGCTAACAGGTCATCCAAAACTTTTCAGAGACCCTACCCTCACAGGTGGTGGTATCCATAGAATCAAAAAAAATGGTAAACTTTCTGTCCATGTTGATTACAATGAACACCCACATTCAGGTAAAAAAAGAATCTTGAATTTATTAATTTATCTGAACGAATATTGGCAAAAGGAGTGGGAAGGAAATCTAGAATTTTGGACGGTCAATCCCCCTCAAAAATTTGTAGAGGTGGAACCTATTTTTAATAGAGCGGTAATATTCGATATCGAAGACGCTCCCCACGGACATCCAATACCTTTGAATACACCTAACCATATTGATAGATATTCTTTGGCACTTTATTACTTTATAGATGAACCACCCAAAGAAGATAAGAAACATACAGTCATTTTTTATAGAGATGATGAAATTGGTGCAGGAACAAACACAAACGATTTATTCAAATAAAACAAAACACAAATTATGAAAGAGCAAGAAAGCACGAAAATGGAGTTTTTATTAACTCTTAACGACAACATCGTTGTTCAAAGATTTTTCAACGTC